GGGGATTTTTTTTGGACGTTCATGGCAATGTCTGGATTCATGTTTTGGATATGCCTGACGATTTTTATTGCAATGGTAATCAAGCGCAATCGCGCAAAAAGAAAGGTGTTTTATGAGTGAAGAAAGAGACCCGCATAAGGCAGTGGATTACATCCTCAAGCACGCGACGCTCTTTGCTAAGGCCAAAGCAGAGCGCACATACATTGAGGAATATCGCAAATCATTGAAATCAATTTTGATGAAGCGAAGCATGGAGACTGCGATTGGAGCGCAAGAGCGCGAAGCATACGCGCACCCTGAGTATGTGCAGTTGCTTGATGGATTGAAAGAAGCTGTGCTAATTGAGGAACGGCTCAAGTGGGACATCACGGCGGCGACATTGCGCGTGGAAATATGGCGAACAGAACAAGCAAACAACAGAGCAGAAGGAAGGGCAACGGTATGAAAACTTATTCAATAGACATTGTGAAGGTTCCCAAAGACTGGGGTGGTGCATTGTCGGAGGCGGTGGTTGATTCTGAAACAGGAAGCACAGCATTCATAGTTGGCGAAGACCAAGAGTTTGCAAAGCGTTTAGTTGAGTTTATGAATCGGTACGAGCGAATTAAAGATAAAGGAGAGGCAACGCTATGAAAAAGATTTTTATTGCAGTGTGCGCAGTGAGCGCATTAGCTGGGTGTTCATCAAACAAGGAACCGCACGTCACGGTGCAGAACCTCATCATGGACAGGAACATCCAACCCCTCAGTCGCGGTGAGCAGATTGACGCTATCAAAGATTGCAATGAGGCTGGCTTACGCGCTCGTGTGATTTACGGCAAGCGCTATGTCAACGGCTACAGCACAGAGACGGTCATTGATGTTATTTGTTCCAACAGATATGCGTTTTAATAGTTTTCAATGGGGGGTCATCCACGGCTTGTCGTGGGTGGTCTGCCTTGCTGACGGTTGGATTCTCCACAATCACGTTTTGTTTGGCGTTGGTTTATTCTTTATGGTTTATTCAATGTGGAGGATGATTGTGGGTACACCAGAAGACGAAGAGTTCGAGCGCATAGAGCGTGAACAGGCAAGCGGTTGGCGCAAGCGTCAGATTGTCTCGTTGAAGACCAGCGTCGAGTCTTTTGACGATTGGGAACACAGCCATCGCCCAGACCAGTATGACGTGGAGCGCCGTGCATACCTTGCAGGGTTTGATGCAGGCTCACGCAATGAGCGACTCAAAAAGGAATTGAATGACTGACAAACCAAAAACCTGTCAGGTGTGTCGCCTGCGACCAGCAGACAAGCAAGTCAAAACCAGCAAAGGCGCTTTGCAATGGCGATGCCAAATTTGCCACGATTTAAAAAACCGAATCGGTTTCACCAATAAAAAGCAATGACAACTCTCAAAGAAAAGAAGCACATGAGCGCCGTGGCTGAACTGGGGTGCGCGGTGTGCAGGCGGATGGGGTACGAGGGTACGCCAGCAGAACTACACCATCCAAGGCGTTTAGCGGGGGGCTGGGGGCGTTCTAGCCACTTCAGTGTCATACCGCTATGCCCAGAGCATCATCGCGGCTCTACGGGCTTGCATGGCCTCGGAACCAAGGGGTTTCAAAAGCACTATGGGTACGACGAGGCTGAATTGCTCAAAGACACATCAAAATTATTGGGAATTGAAGAATGACAAAAAGAATTGTTTGCTGGTTTAGTTGCGGGGCGGCAAGTGCTGTTGCCACCAAGCTGGCTATCGCGGAGAACGCTGGTAAGTTGCCTTTGATAATTGCCTATACCGAAGTCATGGAGGAGCATCCCGATAACAGGCGGTTTCTTGCTGAGTGCGAGAAGTGGTTTGGGCAGGACATAGTCATTCTTGGCAACGATTACTACAAGCGTTCCATTTACGAGACGTTTAAGACCAGCGCAATGAACATCAGGGGCGCGGCTCCATGCACGAGAGTGCTGAAGAAGCAGGTGCGTGAGCGCTATGAGCAGGTGGGCGACCGTCAGGTGTTTGGGTATACCGCTGAGGAGCAACAGCGTTACGACCGATTCATTGATGCCAACAACGAGGTCGACGTGTGGGTTCCGTTGATTGATAAGGGGTTGAATAAGGTTGACTGCCTAGCGATGCTCCAGAACGCGGGGATTGAGTTGCCTGCGATGTACAAACTGGGCTATCTCAACAACAACTGCATTGGGTGCGTTAAAGGCGGGATGGGGTATTGGAACAAGATTCGGGTGGACTTCCCTGAGCAGTTTGACCGTATGGCAAAGCTGGAGCGGTTTAAAAAGCAAACCATTTTCAAAGACAGATACCTTGACGAACTCAAGCCTACAGACGGGAACTACCCACAGGAGCCTGACATTGAGTGTTCTATCTTCTGCCAGATGGCAGAACAGGACATGGTTGCAAAATAACAACGTATTAGGGTTTTCCTTAGAAATTATTTTTAAAAAGGTGTTGACGACGTTTAATGTGGTGTTAAACTACCTTCACTGACCAAGCAATTGTTGCAAGGCAGGTAACAAACGAAAGCGAACCATGAACAACGACATCAACTTCACATTAGTAGACACACTCGGCACATTGTTGGCTCAGATTGCCGACCTTACTAAGCAAGCCGATGCAATCAAAGACAGCATCAAAGAATCAGCCAGCGCAGGCGGTGCAAAGGTTGTCGAGGGTGCAATCTTCAAGGCCACCTACATCGAATCCAACCGTAGTGTGTTCGACAAGGACGCATTCATCAAAGTGCATGGAGCCGAGGCATATGCCGCCTTTACCAAGGTTAGCGCCGTGTTCTCAGTCAAGGTCACCAGCAAGTAAACCAAACGCCCCTTCGGGGGCTTAACAGCGAAGGAAACAGTGATGGGATATTTTTCAAAGACTTGCGCAAAGACGCATTTGCCTGTGGTAGTTGACTCGCTGGGTATACCGCATCTAAACAACGTGGTGGCACTCATGCCTGACGGTCGCAAGTTTGAAGGCTCTTACGACGGTTACGGGCGCGTGGGAGGGCAAAACGTAATGGAGTATGACGACGGCAAGTTTATGTGGCCCAAGGTCAAGTTTGTTTTGCGCGATTACTACTCTGGCGAAGCCTACGGCGACCTTGGCAATTCAGGCGACGAGAAGGCGCAGGGCTTTTTCATGGACAAAGCGTTTTTGCATTATTGCATCATGCACGGCCCGTTTAAGAACCGCGCCGAGTACACACGCGCTTTCAAAAAATACGCAAACTGGTAAAGGGTCAACATGAAACACGCACAAGCAGATTACATCAACGCAGGCTACAGGTACGAGAAGGCAACCAACGCTGACAAGGCGCGTGCTGTAGCAGAGGTCATCCGCAAGATGCTCCAAGAAGAACACATTGACGAACAATCGGACGCACGCTATTTTGTTGAGCGTGGTCGCAAAGAGGCGAGGGAGACAGCATGAGCGACCACGTCATCACCAACAGCCTGAACGGTAAGTTCAAGTGCGAGTTCTGCGGGACAGAAGAGGCTCCGCCCTTTATGCCTGCCCCTATTAACGTCATCATTGACGCAATGGATTATTTCATCGACCAACACAAAGATTGCAAACAACCACAAGCGGAGGCAGTTATGTCAGAGTACATCAAGGGTTTTGACGCAGGCTACGACTACGTTCTAACCGAGGTTGAGCGATTTACCAAAGAGGCCATTGACCCCCATGCCAGCCCAGACGCACTTACTCGAAGAATAAAGAGTTCTGTGCTGGTGGCGTTGTGCAACAAACTCAAAATGGAAGGCAAGCCAGACATTAGGGAAAATACTTAGAAAATAATTTGATAAAGTTGTTGACATCGTTTAATTTGGTGTTATACTAACTTCACTGACACAGCAAATCCGCATAGTCAGGTAACAGAGAAGGAAAGCGAAATGAAATATCAATACAACGATGGCGGACGTAAGGCCGCTGGCTTCAAAGGTACAGCAGGCGACTGTGGCGCTCGTGCAATGGCAATTGCACTGGGCCTTGACTACAGTGCCGTGTACAAAGAATTGGCTCAGGCCAACGCTGACAATGGTCGCGCAAAGTCTGCTCGTAACGGTGTGATGAAAGACACTTACACCGAGGTGCTAAAGCGTTACGGCTTTGTGTGGATGAAGGCTCCACAATTTGCAGGCCGTAAGGCGCGTTGCAGTGACCTTACAGGCGTGGTCATTGCCAAGCAAGCCCGTCACTTTGTGGCGGTGATTGACGGCGTTGCTCACGACGCATGGGACAGCACTGAGCGCATGGTCTACGGGTACTGGGCCAAGGCGTAAAGCGAAGGGGGCTACGGCCCCCATTAAAAGCGAATCAAAACCGAAAGGAAATAAAATGTCATACATAGCAGAAATTGAAACCCGCGTTGCAGGTATCCCCTGCGTGATTGGTGTCGTTGAATACTTTAGCGTTGCTGGTTCCTACAGCCAGAACGCGGCCAGCGACTGGGACTACCACGGCTACAGCGAGACCGACTGGGTGGTGTGTGACCGCCGTGGACGCCCTGCCCCTTGGCTGGAAAAGAAGTTGACCAGCAAGGACGAATCCCGCATTGAGCGCGAGATTGCCCAGCACATGAATGACTAAGGGTAAGTCCCTAGAAATATTTTTAAAATAGTTGTTGACTCGTTTAATTCAAGGTTATACTAACACCACTGACACAGCAATTCTGCACAGTCAGGTAACACAGAAGGAAAAGCGAAATGAACATCGGAACACAAACAAACAGCGTCGTAAACCACTTGTACAGCCGCATGACGGTTGGCGCACCAGCCCCAGCAGTTGGCATGGGCGCAACCAAGTTGTCATGGACTGACCGCCACGCCGCAACGGTGACCAAGGTTACCGAGTTGACCAGCAAAGTCTGGGCATACGAGATTTTTGTTATCGAAGACAAGCCAACGGTTGTCTCTGGTAGCGTGCATGACGGTAGCGCCGTTTACACCTTTGAGCCAGACCCTACTGGGTACGCTGATATGTACCGCATGGAACGCAAGACAGGCAAGTGGGTTCGCGGTTACATCAACCAAGGTACAGGCAGATTCAAGCAACGCCGTAGTGGTGGTTTGGTTCTCGGTATGCGTGACCATCACTTTGACCCACACTTTTAAATTCACGGGGGCGCAAGCCCCTTCAACCGAATCACAACCAAACAGAAAGCGAATCGATTATGTCAAACGAAATTGAAACAACAATCTACACTGAAGAGGGTGTGCGTATCAGTGTTGACGAGTGGGATGACGGCGGTGTGTGGCTGTCCATCCGAAACAATGGTGCAAGCATTTACGCCACAATGACCCGCGCCGATGCAGAGCAAATACTTGCAGGCTTGCAAAAGATTTTAAACAAAGAGGTAATAGCATGAACAACATGGGCAAACTCTTTGACGAGGTGGAGGCAGAACTGCTCAAGCAATTTAAGTCCATCACACCAGAGCAGTTAGAGAACGATGAGCGCCTGCGTAAAGCCAAGCGCGACTACGAGGCGTTGCACACTGCCATTGAGACAGATGAGGATAGAGCAGACCCAGAGAAGTATCCGCAGGAGGATGACGAATGAGAGAAGAGTCCTTGCTTCAGAAGGTGGTGATGGGTATAATGTTCATTGCTTTCCTTGTGTTCTGGATGTGGGTTCCTGACTTCACATTGGACGAAGAGGATTGCATGAAACAAGAGTCCAGTGCATACGTCAAGAGACTGTGTAGCGAATCTAAAGCGAAGTAGAACCGAGTCGGTTTCCACGCAAGTGGAACCATCACGCATGAGGATTGGTAGCCCTGTACAGGCTACTTCGGTACAGCGATAGGGGGTAGGCATGAAACCCTGTGACCCTTGCAGTCCTCAGCCGTGTTGGTCAAACTCGAAAGGCGCAAGCCCTGAAACTGTCCCTGTGAAGTGGTGCATCACGATGAACGGGTTACCCTTGTTGGATTCATGGGGCCAACAACCCATAGCGTCATGAAAGCGAATCGAATACACTTACGTCATTCGTTCACTCATGGGGATTACGGGTTATGCCAGAAACCATCAAGAAGGGGGCTAAGAAGCCCACCAAGACGCCGAAGGCTACTACGCAAGCCCAAGGTAGCACTACGCCTGCCAAGAAGCCTGTAGCCCCGCAAATACCACGTCCTGCTCACAGACCAGTAGAGTACACAGAAGAGATAGCAGAAGAGGTGTGCTGGAGACTCGCTCACGGAGAGTCATTAGTCTCAATCTGTAGTGATGACCACCTTCCGCACTGCGCGACGATTTATCGGTGGTTGATTCGCTTCCCTGTCTTCTGCGAGATGTACGCACGCGCACGCGAAGACCAAGCCGACACCAACGCTGACGAAATCCTTGCCATCGCTGACGAGATGCCTCCTGAGTACACTGACGAGAAGGGGCGCACCTCTCTCGACCAGTCCTACCTTATGTGGCAGAAGCAACGCATTGAAGCGCGTAAGTGGACGTCAGCCAAACTGAAGCCCCGTAAGTACGGCGACCGTGTGGCGCTGGAAGGGGTGGAGGGCGGAGCCACCATCAAGACCGAGGACACCAACGCCAACAAGTTCCTTGAAGTCATCCGCAACATGGAGATGACTAAGCGTGCTGGCTGAGTTGCTATCAGACCCAGAAGTACAGGCGGAGTTCAATGCTCAGGAGGAGCATGACCGTATTGCCCAGATTGCCCACGCTAAGTGGGTAGCCAGCGCCCACCGCTACCAGATACCGCCACCGCTAGAGCAGGACTACACCGTTTGGATGATGCTGGCGGGGCGTGGAGCAGGTAAGACGCGCTCCGCCGCTGAGGCTCTGTGGTGGTGGGCATGGACGCACCCCGGCTCCCGTTGTCTCGTCCTCGCGCCCACGTCGAATGACATCAAGTTCACCTGCTTTGAGGGACAGTCTGGCCTGCTGGCCTGCATCCCTGATGAACTGGTGGTGGACTACAACAAGCAAGACCACCAGATAAAGCTGTCCAACGGCTCTATCATCCGTGGCATCAGTGGCGACTCATACGAGCGTCTGCGTGGCCCGCAGTTCCACTTCGCGTGGTGTGATGAGTTGGCGGCATTCCAGTACCTCGGCGCAGGGGAAGCGTGGGACATGATGATGATGGGCTTGCGTCTGGGTGACCAGCCCCGCGTCATTGTGACAACGACCCCGCGCCCCAAAGACCTCATCATTGATTTGGTTGGGCGCGAAGGTGACGACGTGGTGATTGACCGCGCCAGCACCTACGAGAACGAGGCCAACCTCGCCTCCTCCTTCCGCAATCAGTTGGAGCAGTACCGTGGTTCAAAACTTTATGAGCAGGAGGTCATGGGCCTCTTGGTCGACCTTGAGGATGGCAAGGTGGTCGGGCGCGAGATGTTCAAGCTGTACCCAGCGGATAAGCCCTTCCCTCGGTTCGAGTTCATCGTCCAATCGTATGACTGCGCCTTCAGCGACAAGGAGTACAACGACCCGACCGCCATGACAACGTGGGGCGTGTTCAAGCCGATGGATGGGCCAATGTCCGTCCTGCTTATCGACTGCTGGGCTGAACACCTGACCTTCCCTCTGCTCAAGCCCAAGGTGCTAGATGAGTGGCGGGTCTCCTACGGTGAGGGTAAGGACGCCAAGCGACCTGACCTGATACTCGTGGAGGATAAGGCGGCAGGCATCTCCCTGATTCAAGAACTGCGTGCGGCTCACCTGCCTGTGCGTGGATACAACCCCGGTAAGGCTGACAAGATGCAACGCCTTCAGATTACGGCATCCATCTTCGCCACTGGGCGCGTCTGGTTGCCTGAGTCAAGCGTCCGCAAGGGCTACGTCAAGGACTGGTGCGAAGGTTTCCTGTCCCAGATATGCTCGTTCCCTGACTCGACGCATGACGACTATGTCGATAGCGCCACACAAGCGATTCGGTTAATGAAGGACATGGGATTCCTCGACATAAACCCTGAGCCTCGGTATGATGACGATGATGACTATGCTTATACCCGCAAAGAGCGGGTCAACCCATACGCGGTGTAACTATGGCAGAACCCAAACAACTTAAAGCAATCAAGGGCGGACTCAACATCACTAAGCGCCTGCTTGCTGATACCGAGGAAGCTGGTCTGACCGCCGCTCAACGCGCTGAGGCTGGACGCAAGGGCGCGGCTCTTATCAAGTCCCAACCCCAAATCAAAGCGTCTGAGGCTCTTGGTCAACAGATGGAAAAGGGTGTAAAGCGAGTCACCACCACGCAGGCTGACCGCACTCGTGTAGGCGGTGGCAATATCGGTGGCGCTCCGTTCTCCGCAATCAGCGAGGCTGACCCCAACTACGCTGGCAAGGTGTGGGGCGTGATGGATGAGGGAACCGCGGCGAGGCTCAAGAACCTGACCGATGACGAGACTGTGTGGACGACGATGCTCGGTTCCGCAAACCAACTCAAGACCAACCCTGTCGTGTTCGACAAGCTGAAGCGCCAGTTCCTTGAGTCAATGAAGCAAGGCAACCTGTCACCAGAGTTGGAAGCCAAGATTAACCACAACCTTGCGCTGAACTTTGGCGAAGGTGCAAGCATCCGTGACCCCAAGATATGGAAAGAAGCTGACACGTTTGAGAAACGAGCGGCGCTGGCTGACTTGATGATGGGTCAAGGCATCCCCCCAAGCAAAGGTGGAGTGGCGCTGGGTGGCGAGAAGAGTGGCAAGGGTGTCATCTTCCGCCCCACGGACACGCTCAAGCGCGAGACGGAGCCGTCTCTGCTACATACCGAATACGGTGGTGACGTGCCGACGTTCGCGGCTGGCCCTCGCCTGTTCAAGCTGGAGAAGGAGTCGGTGTATCGCCCTGACCTGCACCCCGGCTTCCCCACCCTGCTCACGGGCAAGGACATGAACGTCAACATGATTCCAACGCCAACCGAGATATTCCTACCTGACTGGCATAAGGCGTTCAAGCAAAAGAAGCCTGAGCGCTTTCAAGGCCCGTGGTCGCCAGAGATTGTTGGTCGACGCAAGAGCGGGTCGTATCAATTGAAGGGCGCAGAGGGGCCGGGCTACTACGACCTCGCGCTAGGTCTTGAGGGTGAGGGACTTCCAAGCCAAGCGTTGAACGACGAGTACATCCGCCACCTATTGCGTGAGGGATTCAAAGACGGCGGAGAGGTTGACCAGCCATCGCTTGAGGAGAGACTGACCAAGGCTATTGCCAACGACATGGCGAAGGGCGGAGAGGTCAACTCGTTAGAGAGCCGATTGACTCAAGCTATTGCCCAGTACAACGGAATGGCTGAGGGTGGTGGAGCCTTCAAGAAGCTGGAGTTTATGGACAAGGGTGGCAAGGTCGGCAAGTTAGCCAAAGGCGTTGCCAATATAGGCAAACGCTTGATAGCTGACAGTGATGTGTTACCGATGGCGGAGCGTGATGCCAACCTTAAAAAGTTTCTTGCGCCATCCGCCGAGAAGCGCAGGATGTATCACGGCTCTAAAGAGCCAAGCATCAAAGAATTTAAAACTAGAAAAGAGTTGACTGACGAGAGCATGATGACTGGTCATTACGCAGACGAGCGTGACGCGGTGTTTCTTTCACCTGAGCCAGACTTCACCAAAAACTTTTCGCAGATGGGTTATACCGATACCCATCAAGCGCCGACTACATATCCTGTGTATGTGCAAATTGAGAAGCCCTTTGACTTTGACAATTCAGAGCATCGGAATAAGGTAAAGGAAACATATCTTGATATGTATCACAACCCCGATTCAGAATTTTATGACCCGCATATGTTGCCATCTGAGCGGTCTATGGCGGTACATACATTTAACAAGCGCGTTGACAGTTTGCCAGACGACGAAAACAATTGGGCGCGAATTGAAAATAAAGATTTCCAAGAGGTATTAAAAGATTTAGGATTTGATTCTTTTTACACCCGTGAGCGTGGGACAAAAAATCTTGGCGTATATGAGCCAAACAGAATTAAGTCAGCTATTGGAAATCGCGGAACCTACGACCTTGCCGAGCCAGACATTGCTAAAGCCGAAGGTGGCGGAGCCTTTAAGAAACTGGAGTTTATGGCTGAAGGTGGCAAAGCTGGTAAGTTTGGCAAACTAGCGGAAGGTGTTGCTACCGTTGGCAAGAAGTTGTTAGACAGCGGAGAGGCCGCGCCCAAGGTTGACCGCCTGAGCATGAGTTACAAGGACGTCACCAAGCGAGTCCCTGAAGTTGCGGACGCTCTTGAGCAGTTGGTGCGCGGTGAAATTACTAAAGCGCAGTACAACGACATTGTCAAGCTGTATAAGCCTGTGACGCCTTACACGTTTGTCCCTAAGCCTGCAACCAAAGATGAGGCAGTGGGCGCTCTGCGCGGTGACGCGGCTAAGGAGCGGTACGGCAAGCAGTCGGAGTACGAACCCGGTTCTAAAGTTGGCTTGCGCCTTGACATCCCAGCCTACACAGGCAAGGGCGTGTGGGTGAACTCTATCCACAACGAGAAGGCAAAGAAGGTTGCGTATGGCCCCACAGCCAGCGTAAAGAACGCCGACCTCAGCATCAGCCAAGCTGAGTCAAAACGGATTGCGTTGGGTGGCGCAAAGGCTCCTTACGCCAGAATCAAAGGCGAGTGGAATCCAATGAGTGATGAGGAGGCGATTGCCAAAGCGCAAGAGTATCTAAACCACCCAGAGTGGAGACAGATTGGGATGGACCCTGAGCGTCACTCCTACTTCTACGACCGCGCTACCATGCTACCAATCACCAATGCTGAAGAGATAATTCAGATTGGCCCACTCGTGCTAGGCAAGAACCCCAAGTTTGCCAACATTGATGACTTTGATTACGCCAAGGGCGGCTACGCAACAATGCTACCGTTTGCCAAGGGCGGAAAAATTGTAAAGGGTGGTCTAAACGTAGCCAAGCGTTTGATGGCTGACAACTCACTGCCAACAATTGAACGAGACGCTAACCTTGCCAAGTTTCTTGAACCAAGCAAGGTGCAACAGCGCCTGTATCACGGCACAGGACAAGGCGACATAAGCGCGTTCAAGTCACCGCCACGCAAGAAAGTCCCACCGGGTTATATGTGGGGCCAGAAAGGTGATGAGACTTACAACCGTGGTGTCTTCCTGTCGCCCAATCCTGAGATGGCAAATCACTTTGCCAAGCGCGGAACTAAGTTGGCTGAAGATGATGCGGGACAATACGCCGTATATCCAGTCCGCGCCCAAGTTGAGCGCCCTTTTGACTACGAGAACCCAGAACACCGCGAAATATTAGCGCAGTTTTTTCAAAAGCAATACGACGATTGGCACAAGGCCAACCCAGAAGCCAAACGGATGCCTGATGTCAACATGGAGTATTTGCTTGACAATCCCAACATGAACTTTCAAGCAATTGAATCGCCAGAAATGCTTCATGCCATTGAAAGACTTGGGTTTGATTCGTTTTACACTTCTGAAGGCAAGGCTAAAAACATTGGCGTGTTTGACCCTCGCAAGATTAAGTCCGACATTGGTAACCGTGGAACCTACGACATCAACGAGCCTGATTTGAACAAAGCGCATGGCGGTCTGGCTATGGCTGGTGGTGGTTCAATACAGGACAACCTAAAGAAAATGCAAAACTACTCTGTGCTTGACCAAGGCACAGCAAGAAAGCCAAACGAACTAGGCGGAGTTATCTTGGCTGGCGCAAGCTGGATGGCTGGAGACGAGAAGACTAAACTTGCCAAACAATTATTTGGCGAGGACGTTACAAACACAGCCATCGGCGGTCAGAAGACTTCGGACGTGCTGAACCAGTTGAATATCTTTGAGCGGGATGGCGGGACGTTCGCCCCCGGCGCAACCGTTGTGCTGGACATTGGTGCTAACGACATTGCCCAAGGTGTTGACGAAGAAACCATTCGCAACAACCTTAACGAGATTGTTTCTAGGCTTGACGGATATGGTGTCAATGTGATTTTGTCAGGTCAGCCAGAAGCGCATTCGTATGAAGAGGCTATTTCAAGTACCAACTTGCAGATGGACGATTTGTACAAAGACATTGCGGCAAACAATCCTAACGTAACCCTTGTTGATGCTATGTCTGGGATGCTAAACGACAAGAGTTTGATGGATGAGTCTGGCTTCCACCTAAACAGCGACGACGCAAAATTAGCGTACCTTAGCCAATTTGCAAATGCTTACAAGGGCATGGACACAGCCAATCAAGGTGTTATAGACATCCCTCAAGAGATTGCACAAATCACGCAGGTAAAAAAACCTCAAGAGGTGGATACGCAAAATTCAGAAATTAATTTTGCTCCTCCCGTTGTTGAAACACAACCATCTGATTCGCAACTTGACTTTACGCCAGAGGCTGTTGAGCCTGCGCTAGACCAGTCAGATGGATACAGTTACGCAGTGCAAAATCAAGGTCTTGACAACTACTATCAAGTCATCAATGACTACCTAGCACAAGAGCGCACTCAAGATGAAATCCAAGCCGCTATGCAACAGTATGGCGTAAGCCAAGCAGACATTAACGCGGCTAGAAGCGTGGGTGCTGGAAAGTTTGACGAGTCATACGCAACAGAGGCATACGCCAATGGTGGTAGCGCATTCAAAAAGATTCAATTTATGGACAAGGGCGGTATCACCACAAGCGCAGGCTCGTTCTCGCCAGAGGATTTAGGCGTAAGCGCTGACGACCTTCGCGTTATGGATGAGAAGACGTGGAACACCATCAAGCGCAACGCGCCAGCAACTTACGAGTGGGCAAAGCAAAACGTCAAGGATGAAGCCAAGCAACTCAAGACGGCAAAGGGTGCAAAAGACTTTGCCCTTCGCGTTGGCGCTTCATACGCTGGCGCAATTCCTGACTTTGCAAACCTTTTATTGATGGCTCCAGACGCAATTTTTGGAACCGAGTTGGCGTCTGAAAAACCTTGGTTTGGCAGTCAGCAATACCTTGACGCAATGAATAAGGCTGGGATGCTTGGAGAGAACGAGTTCCCAATAGCAGAGACTGTCGCAGGCATTCTTACGCCAGCAGGCTTGATTAAGAAGGGCACTAAAAAGGTGGGGAATATACGCTTTTCAAAAGAGACACCCAAGAAACGACAAGGCGGATTGTCCGCAATGGCACGATAAGGATTACACATGGCGACCG